CGCAGGTAGGTGCCGCGCACGGACGGAGTGAAGACGGCGACGACCTCCAGGACCAGGTCCGGCCGCCGTAACTGGTCCCCGCGGCGGACGTCCGCCCCGGGGCTCAGGTAGGCCACGTGCGTCATGTTGGCGCCCTCCTGCTCCCCGACCTCGCGTTGGGAGGACGACGGCTGGGAGAGCCGGGCGCGTTGGTCGCCGAGCGATGTCCACGTCTCGACCTGGCCGCCCCCGCCGTCGTCGGCGAGCGCCACCCGCCAGACCTCGACGCTGGTGTTCAGCAGGCGGCCGGTGCCGCCCCTCACCGGGACCTCACCAGACCGACACCCCCGCCGAACCGCCTGGCCAGGCGTCGCGTGAGCCGGTCGGAGAGCTCCAGCTCGGTGATCCGACCGTCACCGCCGTAGGTCACGGAGTAGTCGCCGATCCGCTCCTGGCGGATGTCCGTGGCCGCCAGGCCGCTGCCGTCGGTCTCCGCCCGCCAGGCGAGCAGGGTCGCGGCGGCGATGCGGCACACCAGCATCACGATGTCGGAGGGGACTTCGGGCAAGCCGTGCGTGTAGGTGACCTGGACCCGGCGTGGGGTGCCGTCGGACGACCATCCGCCCGCCCGCCACAAGGTGCCGGAGGTCAGGCGGTAGTCGGTGACCGGCGCGCCGTCCACGGTCACGCTGGACACGGACGTGACGGGCGGCCCGGGCAGGTGGAGGCTCTGGGTGGCCTCGGCCTCCACGGTGATGGTGGAGGTGGTCTGGCCGATGGGCGCTCCCGCGGCGTCGCGCACCGCGGCGGAGGCAGCGGCCAGGTAGGCCTCCAGCAGAGGGATTTCCTCGGTGGGCACGACCAGGCCCAGGTTCTGGGCGTCGGTGACGGTGGCCAGGGGTGCTAGCGCCACGGGCGACCCCCTTTCCTTTCGTTGACGAGAGTGAGGGGGCCGACCTGGGGCGCGCTCAGCCGCGTCCCGCGTGAGCCCAGGAGGAACGAGTTCTGTGATCGGCTATCGGATGGTGCTCAGGCGAGCGCCGACGCAACCGAAGTGGGGGGTGGGGGTGGGCGGGCATCGCACGCGGGCATGAGAAAACCCCGCCAGCGGCGGGGTCGGGAGAGTGCTGTCGGGAGAAGATCAATCGAGGTCGACGGGGTCGATCAGCCCCTCAGCAACATAAGCGTCAATGCGGCGCTTCAGTCGATCGCGATAGGCGGAAGCCGCAGCTCGCCTTTCGGGCGTGTTGAGTTCATCTTCCGGAACATAGGCCACCATCTCCCCTTCCTCAGTGCGCCGGTACAGCATCTGAGGGGTGTCGTTCACCGGATCCATCAGAGTTACGCCTCCACTCGACCATTCACGTAGTCAGAGTTCAACGACTCGATCTCGCCGTCGAAGATGACTTCGACGCTGTCTGCGGTGATTCCAACACCCTTCAAGGGTACCCCAAAACCATTGATTAGGGCGAAGATCACTGGAGTGTCGTTAGCAGGCCGGAACGGTTCTTCCGGGCTATCAGCATACAGCTGAGCCGATTCTCCTCTGGTTGAAAACGAAGAAACTTCAATCCGCTCACGTCGCCCTGGAGTGCAGCGATTCAGCAGCCCATCCGGAATGCCGGACAGCCGCAGCCCCTTGTGTGACAGCGGAGCCCGCCTGGGAGAGCCCAACCGACATCAGGGCAAATCATGAGGATCACGTTCCACAATTTCCACGCACGAGTGGGTGGGAATGGGAGGGGCTACCTCCGTCACCTTTTCTCGGTGAACTCGATCCTCGATCTCAGCGAGACGCCTCCGCAAGGCATCTACACCTTCCTCGCGGAGTATCTGGGTCAGCGGTTTGTTCTCAGTCACAGTTCGAACTCCAGGAGGCCCATGCGGTCGAAGAGGCGGTCGAAGACACCTTCGAGTGGTTCGAAATCTTCATCGTCCCATTGCTGCGGAATCTGAGCGTAACCCGCGACTTGCTCACCTTCGCGCCCAATGGTCAGATCTTGCACATACTCGAGTTCCTCAATCAGGGTATCATCACCCGATCTGAGTGTCACCCATTGGGCGTAAGAGCGAGCAAAAAGCTCTGCAGGAGACAGTAGGTACGAGATCTCATCAGAAGTAGCCCGAACCATGCGTGATGTACCGTCTAAGGAAACAACCTGCCCGATGATGGCACCTCGCTCGGCCGGATCGAGGCTGTCCAGAAGTCGGTAAAGCGCCGTTGACATCACCGTCCCCCGCCACTCCCGAAGAATGCCCTCAACCTCTGTCGTGCTCGCGTCCAACCTTGGATTCGTTCCTAGGACGAGGTGATCAAGGACGTGCCCCAGCTCGTGGGCGGTAGTCAAATGAGGCGTCGGGGAGTTCGCGCTGATTCTGAACTGGTAGGGCGTGCCGTCCTCGAAACGTATGTATGCTCCGTGTCTGTTAGGCCGATCCTCGTTGACCAAGGGGATCGGAGGTATCGGATCAGGCAGTGCGTGGAGATCGGCGATGATACCCACCACGGTGTCCAGGATCTGGGCGTGCGGGGCATCAGGGTCCGAGACCACGATGTTCCCACCGAGGAGACGAGGATTTACCTCCGTAGCAGACTGCTCCGATACCGATGACGTCGAACTGTCCGGCCTGTCGTCGGTGGTTGATACCTCTTCGCCTTCCGTAGGCGTCACGTAGCCGTACCCGGTCAATCCCCGAACAGCTGCCTCACGGTCCCCGTTCGACTCTGCGATGATCTGATCGGGCATTGTCCGCCCACCACGTGATGCGCGGACACGATCACCGTCGACGAGGGCCTCAGTTCGCGGGTCCGAGTTCTCGCCATTCGTCGTGCTCTCCGCAGCGTCCAGGCGCCTTCCGGCGACACTCATACGTCGACGCGTGCTGATGACTTGTCCGATGTCGGCGCCCTCCCGGATCGCCTCAGCCCGGGCCGCGCCGAACCGGCGCGCCTGCTCGTCAGGGCTCATCCGCTCGAAGAGCTCCCGCGGCGACTGCGGGGGTGGATCGTCGGCCGTCAACGGCATCACCGCGCAGTCGCACTGCGGGTGCCGCGCGAACCCTTCGGACCAGGAGAGGAGCTGGCCCGCCAGCGCGATGCAATCGGCACAGGCGGGCAGGTTGACGACCCGGGTGTAACCGACCGCCTCAGGGCGCGCGGTAAGACCCGTGAGGTCGGCGGCGCGTCCGGCGTCGGCCACCTGGGTGCGGACGATGCGTTCCAACGACACCCTGGCCGCGGCCATCGCCCTCTCCACCGATGCGCCCTTGGCGATGAGGCCGAGCGCGGTGATCGCGGGCCGTGCGAGCAGGGTCGAGAGGTCGCGCCCGTCGGATGCCACCCCGGCCAGAGCTCTCGGGTTCAGCCGCGCGGGCGGCTCACCGGGAAGCACCCGATCCAAGTAGGACTCCGCGCCCTCCGCTGTCACGAACTGCGCCGCCGTGACGACGTCCACGGCCTCGTCGACGAAGCTCCGCAAGGACTCGCGGATGTTGTCGGGGTCGATCGTGTCGCGCCAGGAATTCACGACGTCGCGCGCGGCGTTCGCGGCGATCCGGGCTTGCTGAGCCTGATGTTCGAGAGCGAGGTCCAAAGACACGGCCACACCTCGCTCTCCGCGGGGTCCGTTCAGCCGTGTGGTCTAGGAGCGGCCCATCTCCGCGGCGATCGCGCCGATCGGGTCCGCGGCCGCCTCTCGTTCCTTCATGGCGAGCAGGTCGGCGATCTCAGTGGGGGTGAGCCCGTACCGGGCCGCGATCCATTCGAAGGGGAAGCCGACCTGTTGGAGTTTCAGCAGCGCGTCGGCCAGCTGGGCCTGGGAGCGTGACTCGACGTCCGCCCACAGCACGCTGCCCGCGGCGATCGCGCGCGCCTTGGCCTGGTCTCCCTGGGCGAGCGCGATCAGGGCGAACATCTCGCGCAGGCTCTGGCCGAACCACAGCTGTTTCTCCTCGACCCGCTTGACCAACCCGGTCTCCGCCGCGATCAAGGCATCGCCGGAGAGGTTCGCCATCCGCCCGATCAGGTAGTGCTGGGGAGTCCTGGTCTGAGCCGCGATGTGCCCGACCGCCACCTCGATCACGTCGGTGTAGGCGGCCAGGTTCGCGGCCGACCATTCGGCGATCTTGGCTTGCTCTCCGGTGATCCAGAGAACGCGGTCGACGGCGAACTTCTCCATCGGGACCGGCTTCTCGCCGACGACCTGGCCGTTCTCGTCGAGGACCGGGGTGGTCGGCATATCGGCGCCCAGAATCACCCGCTGTGGGAACGCCGCGTAGTCCGCGGCGGTGAACAGCTGGCTCCAGAGCAGGTTGATCGCGTCTTGCATGGCGATCGTGCCGGCGACGTCCGACATCGGCTCGTCGGCGAGTGTCGGACGGTTGGCGAGCTCGACGACCGGGACTCTCCCCAGCGGGTTGGGCTGCGGGTTCGGCTCGTCCGCGGTATCACGTGGCTGCCACGTCATGCCGCCGGAGCCCGTGGGGTGGAACGAGCGGGCGTGCCGAAGCAGCGGTCTCTGGAACTTCCAGACCTCGTCGGGCAGGTAGAGGGTCGCGAACTCGGTGTGACCGTCCTGCCAGCGTTTGAGCGCCGCGCGACGCCGTCGTCGACTGCCGGGCTCGTAGGCGACGACGCACTCCCGCGCGTCCTCGAACGTGACCTCCGGCGTGGTGTCGTCGTCGGGGTTGCCCCAGACCAGGACGAACGACCGTGCCGTCGTTCCGGCTCCGAGGAACCCCAGCTGCGAGTCGGCGTCGAGGCCGTTGACCTGCCAGACCCGCCACAGTTCACGATCCGCCCCGTCGGACCCGGCGGGTTTCATGCCGGTGACGGTGAGCCGTTCGACCGGGGAGTCGGCGACCACCTGCGTCCAGTTGTCCGCGAATTCCCGATAACGCTGGGCGAAGTACTCGCGGAATTCCGATGAGGCGAATCGCAGCGGCTGCTCGCCTCGGTAGTAGCCGTTCAGTCGCTCGGCTTCGCCGGTGCGGGCGTTCAGCTCGTTCTCCAGCAGGGTGACGAGCACCTGAGCCTGTTCAAGCGTGGCCATGCCACCCCTCTCGCCTCATTACGCGGTATAGACGTAGTTCTTCTTACGGGTCGCCAGACCTGCGGAAATCACGTCGCAGGCGGCCTCGTGAGCGAGGATCGACGATACGGTGGCGTCGATTTTCTGCGCCGACGAAGCCTTTCTCAGCACGTATCGGTCACCGGGTCTCGCAGCCGTTCTTGAGTTGGCCACGTGTGCCGCGGTGATGGGACAGGCGTCGTGCGACCATGTCGTGTCGCTTTTCGTGACATCGGTCTTGAGCCGCTCGGCGGCGGCGTGCATTTGCACGATGCGGCGCGTGTGCCAGCGGATGACGCGACGTTCACCGTAGGCGTCGACCCACTCGTCGACTTCGGTCTCCCAATACGGCGGGTCGGCGTACAGACGCACGACGTCGTAGCGGCGCATCAATTCTTCGATCGCGGCGCGGACCTCAAGGCGGGGAACCTGTCCGCCGTAGTCGGCCGGATTCCAAATGGCCGGTCGCCGTTCCGGACCGTAGGCGGGGGTGAACTGGAAGCCGTCGAGTGTCTCGGCACGCACGGCCGTCCAGTCGTCCAGGTCCGATCCGTCGAAGCCCAGAACGATCCGGCTGCCGTCGGGGACCGCTCGTTCTTCCTCTCGTTCAGCCCATGATGCGGCGTTCAGCCAAGAGGCGGTGCCCGACGTGATCCGGTTGCCGAAGAACCTTTCGGCCTGGGCCTCGTCGCGCTCAGCCAGTTCGACGGCCTCGCCGTCGATGACGTCCAGGTCGACCCACCACGAATCCCCGTAGACGTGTCGGTAGATCCGGCGTCGTTCCGCCTTGTTGCTGAACCGCAGCGAGGCCGGAGCCTGAGCGAAGTCACGGAAGACGTCGGCCGTCGACGACTCGTAGGTGCGCTGGGCGACGCTGTTCTCGGAAGGGTCCCAAGCGTTCGTCGTCGTCAACTTGCGTGGTGGCCACCCATCGCCAGCGGGTCCCGTGGG